GACCAACTGTTGTGACCACTTTAGTACCTGGTGCTTTAATAGTTGGTTTGCCAACCTTCATCTTTGGAGCATACTTATTAGTAGACTCTTCGGGTGGTTGGACTTTTTTTACGGGTGCCCGCTTTGCCTTACGAGGGCGTGACGGTTTAACCTGGTCCACTGAGTTCCTCCGCTAATTGTGGGTTTTTACTTGGGTCATTCATAGGATCAGATGTAGCTACTTTATCTTGTTCTAACTGCATCTGTTGTTGTTGTGCTGCCTGTTGTTCTTGCTGTATTTCTTGCATAGATCTTACAAGGTTAAGTGTATCTATACCTTGTGAAGCAGCTAACCTTTTGATAACCTCTTCTGGATTAATATATTGTTGAGTAGCTTCTGGTCCCATCGTTTGGGAGATGGTTGTTAAGAACATACCAAGAGCTTCTCTGTCTTGACCACGACCTAAAGCATTCACACCTGCTACAATAGTAGGTTTAACAACTTCTTTAGGTAGTCTAGGTATCTTACCTATCTTTTGAAAGACTGATAATTTTCTATTTAAATATGGTACTAAGAACTCAACTGTTAGTAGACTAAATAATCCACCCAACTGTTGCTCTAGTTCCATCTGTGTCATTCTAACTTCTTCAGCTGTTGTCCTTTCTGACTGTCTTACATTCAGAATAAGGAAGGCTTCAGATAATCGTTTAGATAACTCACCTATCATTTGATATGCTGTAGCAAAGTCAGCACTCTTACCGACTTGAACTACCCCGATGTCTTCGGGTCGTCCTTGGACTATAGCTCCGTTACCAGCACGGGCTAATGTTTGTGGTTTAGTAGTTGAGCTTGGAGACACAACAAAGACAACCTTAGCTGCCGCTGCTGATCCTTCTACAATAGCTTGCGATAATGCCTCAAGGCTTTTTAAGTCTCCAACAAACTCTTCTACACGTCCTCTACCGTAGCTCTCTCCGTCCACAGTATTGAACCTTATATGAATCCACGGGTTAGTCTCTAAAGGTGCTTTACCTCTAGAAGTTGGGATGATTTTATCGAATACTTCTTGATGCCAGACAAAACGATTGTTTTCTCTTTTCACATGTGTGTATACATCACAATCTTCTCTGTCTTCATCCATATCAGCTGGTTGTTCATAGTCATCTAGAACATCAGCTAATAATTTCTTGGCTATTTTTTCTCTTGTGACGATTTCAATTACATTACCATTGCCATCTCGATCTATAACAAAACGGTTCAACGGATAGAGTTTTAGTCCATCTTTACCCATGAAGATAAGAGCGTTGCCTGCTACTACCAAATGCTTCAGCGCTTGGTGTATAACAACTCTATCATCAGATGCTGCAATAGCATCCATGATTGTTCTCTCAACTTTTGCAAAGGATAAATCTAATTCGGTTCTAACTTCTGGAGGTACATCCCCTAGTTGTGAATCATCTACTTGGAGTTTAAAGAAACTGGTTTGAGCAGGTAGTAAAGCTAACATCAACTTTGATGCTAGAGTGACTACCCCCTTTGCTCCAATGCTTTGCCATGGTGTTTTAAGATCACGGACTCCACCTTTAGTTTGTTCTTCGTCTCGAATTAAATATGGAAGTGTTAGTCTAGCCGCTACGTCCGCTTGATCTAGATACTCAGAACGGTATCCTACTAAAGCGTCATACCTGGATTTAGCTGTCATTACATATTAAGTGTGTTTACTTTTAAACTTTGTGCAGGTGCTGCTGGTCTTGTTAGTCCAGACAGTGTTGCACGTCTTCTGGTTGGTGACTTGGCGAATGCAATACTAGTTGCACTACCAGGACCACCTACTGATCTAGGTGCATTAGTTCTAGTTGATGCTTGAGCAGCTTTTAATTGATTTAATTCAGTATCATATTTAGTCTGTAAGGATTTAAAACCAGTTTGTGCTGTAGTTAAATCTTGCTGAGCTGTTGTTAAATCACCTAAAGCGACATCACGCTCAGACTTGAAAGTTTCTGCTTGACGCGCTTGCTCTGCCGCTCTTTCTTGAGGACCACGTGCTGCATCTTCTCTGGTTTGACCTCTAGCTCCTTCTTGCAGTAGTTTATAGGTATCGTCACCAGCAAACTTACTTAACCTTGATGGGTCGGATTCAAAATGCCTAGAGATCTCTCCATAGTCATGACCTTGAGCAAGGTCAGCATATAAATCAGCTTTGGTATATTTCTTACCTTCGTCAGCTCCGAGTCCGAGTTCATTTGACCCAGACCAATCACCCCAAGTAGTCTCACCTATTTTAGTACCTTGTTGTATCATACCTGCAACAGGACTATCTTCAAACCAATCTACTCCTTCACCTTGTTTCTTCTGCATCCAACTTCTAATAGCGTCTCTGGTTTGACCTAATTGATCTCTACCAGTGCCACCTCGTTTTAATGCTTCAAAATAATCAGCACCACCAAAGGTACCTTTACTCTCCGTGAACGTTCCATCCTCTAGTCTCTTGCCCCTACGACCTCTGTCATAATCGCCACCGGGTTCCCAGTGGAATCCATCTTCCCATGCCATAATTATTTCACCGATACAGGATTAATTTTTAATGGAGCAGCAGCCTTGACTGGATTAGTCATCTTAGGTGAACCACTATCCCAGTTAACATAGCCACCTAAAGTTGGCTTACTATCTATATCTGGACGCTCTGGCTCCATAGCTTCTACTTCGATACCTTTCCATTCATGAGCTTCACCCTTAAATGATTTAGGATCATAAGCTTTACCAACATTTAGATATGGAGAATCTATAGTCTTGTATTTAGTAGTACCATCTTCATTCTTACCGACAGCAAACTCTTTACCTACCAGCTTACCATCACCATCTAATTTATAAGGGATCTCAAGACGTTCATCCATACCTATCTTTTTTTCACCATCTATGTATAAGTCATCACCTTCCATTTTAATTTGATCTACATCATACTCAACCTTCCAATCATCCCATTCCCATGGCCTCTTTTCACCTGTCCTTGCTTCATTTAAAACACCTTCATAAGTTCTCTTATCAAACTGATGTAAAGCTCTTACTTCTTCAGGTGTATCTATCTTACCTTGCATGATATTATCTTTATTACCTTTTGAAATATAATCATTCAAGGCTTTTTGATAAGCAGGGTCCTTATCATAATGAGCCCAGTCTACTTCACCACGGGTTATTGCTTCATAGTAATTAGCATCACCTACATTTATATCTGTGCCATCATCATTCTTCAGAACACGTTGTAAATCTAAGCCCCAAAGTGCAGTAGCTTTACCTTCTGCAATAGCACCTGGTGTTTGAGGTGTAATTACGTTACCTTTACTATCTTTAAGTTCAGCAGTACCATACATCTCATCGATGAATTTAGTTTCAAGATCAATGTAAGCAGGGTCTACTACATATTTGGTTTTGCTTTCACCTTTACCGAACTTAGCTTCGACCCTGAAGTCGCCTCTGACCTCTTTATCCTCAGTGTGGTCCGCCAAAGCTTGAAAGGTATGTATGTCACCTAAGTCTCTACGATACTCAGTTTCTTTAGATTTAGATTTAACTTCTTCCTTACCTAATTCAACGGTATCCCAGTAATTTTGCTCAGCCATTACCCTCCTCCAATCTGTGTTCTATCCACTCTACTACTGAGCGTTGTCCTGCTTTGTACATAATAACTGATAACTCCTCTTTAGGATGCGGTGTGTGTCGTGGAAAATTGTCTTGCAACTCCTTGAGAATGTACTTAAAGTCAGGACCTAGTACACTCTCAAGCGTATGATGGGAGGTTTGTGTTTGCATGTTCAAAAAATGCAGGCATTCTAGCCCGTTTTGTTTCATTGAATTCAGGCGCCTTGCCTTGATACATTAAGTTATCACTAGCATCCAGCCAGAATTTTTTGTCTAAATATCTATCATGAGTATTTATACCTAGAGGTTGAAGAGTCCAGTTAATGGTGGCCTTCCTAAGTTTGTCCAAACTATTACTCCAAGATAAGCCCAGCTCACGACATACAAGGCTATTAGTGGCCACGTGTATTTGTTCGTCTCGAGAGATGTCGGCGCTGACAGTCCTAAGACCAGCATCGCCATTAAAACGAAAGAAGGGAAGAAGTACGAAAAATATTGCACGTTCTGCT